TGGAACTACATATTCTTTTATAACTTATAAACCTTTTCCAATTAGTGAATTTTCTCTTCCTGATGGAAAATATTACCTAGAAAATTTACTTCTTACCCAAGTTTCAGGATACACTCCAACTGAATATGATTATACAAACCCTTTACTTTACCTTTTCAATTCAGATGATAAATGGACAGGTATTTCCTTACATGCAAAAATATTAGATAAAAATAATCAACCAATAAAATTCGATCTCACCCCAGAAAAACAAATTCTTGAATTAATTGCTTCTAAAGGAACAAATAATGTTAAAGTTAAAAAAAATCAAAAATTTGAAATTACTTCTATTGAACGATTAACATCATTATATAGTGTAAAACTTAAAGAACAGGTTGAAATTGACCCTTATCCTTTATATATTTCTACTCAAAATGATCTTTCTAAAGCTTCTGGTACTATAGTATCTGGAGACACTAATCAACCTATAAAAGGAGCAACTATTGAAAAAACTGATTAACCCTATATTTATAAACATATGAAAACCGACGGATTAAAAAAATTAATTAAAGAAGCAGTGCGAGAGGCAATTCAAGAAGAATTAAAAGATATTCTTTTAGAAGCGGTTCGTTCAACAAAAACAGTTGTTAGAGAATCATATGCTCCAACAACTAACCCAATTCAACCTTCTCAACCAACATTCACACCACCTACAATGGATTTGAGATCAAAATACATGGATGTGTTAGGAGAAACAGCTTTAAGTTTTACTTCAAATGATGTCCAACAACCATTTAGACCTCAAGTAGCAGATCCTGTAAATGGTAATTTAGGAGCAGGTGAAGTAGGAATGGATCAAATTATGAGTTTATTAAATAGTAAATAATGCCTATTAATCCGCAGTATATTGATCCTCTTAATTTAAATCCAAATATTGCGGTTGGAGTTAATATTCCATTTAATGGCCCTTCTGTATTTACCCCAAATTATACTACACAAGAAGCCATAAAAAATAACTTAATTAATTTTTTTTTAACTGAACCTGGAGAACTTCCATTAAACCCAACTTTTGGAGGAGGATTAAGATCATTTTTATTCCAACAAATAGAAGATGGAAATATAAATAATTTAAAAAATGATGTAAGTAACAAACTAACTACTTATTTCCCTTCAGTCAATGTAATATCATTAGATGTATTTGAAACAACTGGTGTATCTAATTCTCTTACAGTTAGTCTTAAATATTCATATCAAAATACAATAGATAATATATTATTTAATTTTTAATAAATGGCATTAGTAAATAGAGATATAAAATATATTAATCGTGATTTTTCTGAGTTTAGATCACGGTTGATAGAATATTCTAAAACATATTTTCCCTTAACATATAATGATTTTTCTCCTACATCTCCTGGTATGATGTTTATGGAACAAGCGGCATATGTTGGGGATGTTTTGAGTTTTTATTTAGATAATCAATTCCAAGAAACATTTTTACAATATGCCCAACAAACAAACAACATATTTGATTTAGCATATATGTTTGGTTATAAACCAAAAACAACAGGAGTTGCCCAAGCTACCATAGATATCTACCAGCAATTACCAGCAAAAACTGTTAGTGGATCTGTTGTTCCGGATTATGATTATGCTTTAACTTTAAAAGAAAATACTACTATATCTTCTCAAAATGGAATAAGTTTTCTTATACAAGATAAAGTAGATTTTTCAATATCAAGTTCTCAAGATCCAACTGAAGTTTCAATATATCAAATAGCAGGAAATATTCCTCAATATTTTTTATTAAAAAAGAGTAGAAATGCTATTTCATCAACTATAAACACTCAAACTTTTAATTTTACTGACCCTATTCCTTTTAACACAGTTAATATTAATAATCCAAATATTATAAAAATATTAGATGTTTTTGATTCTGATGGTAATCAATGGTATGAAGTAGATCATTTAGGACAAGAAATGGTTTTAGATTCGATTAAAAATACAAATATAAATGATCCTAATAGTAACAAAGATATTCCTTATTTATTAAAATTAAAAAAAGTTGCTAAAAGATTTACTACAAGATTTACTTCCCTTCAAAATTTACAAATTCAATTTGGAGCAGGATCCCCAAGTGATATAACTGAAGAAATAATCCCAAATTCAAATAATGTTGGTTTAGGGTTACCTTTTAAAAAAGATAAATTAACTCAAGCGTATTCCCCATTAAATTTCCTTTATACAGGAACATACGGTATTGCTCCTTCTAATACTACTTTAACAATTAGATATTTAACTGGAGGAGGAGTAAATTCAAATATACCTGAAGGAACTTTAAATACCCTAAATACCTCTAATGCTAGTTTTAATAATCCTTCATTAAATTCTACAACTGCAAATTATATATTTAATTCACTTTCCGCTACAAATCCTATAGCAGCTTCAGGAGGGAAAGGAGGAGATACTTTAGAAGAAATCAAGCAAAATACATTAATGCTAATTTCTTCCCAAAAACGTTCAGTTACTGCAGATGATTACCTTATTAGAGCTTTAAGTATGCCTTCTGACTATGGTGCAGTATCTAAAGCATATATTGAACAACCTAAATTAACAGATAATCAAGTATCAACTATTGAAACCTTAAACCTATATGTTTTATCTCAAAATACTAATGGACAACTAGATTATGCTAATCCAACGTTAAAAAATAATTTAAGAACATATTTGTCTCAATATAGAATGATTGGAGATAATATTGAAATCAAGGATGCTTTTATAATTAATATAGGAGTAAATTTTGAGATAATAGTTTTACCTGAATATAATAATAGTGAAGTAATTTTATCATGTATAAATGAACTTCAAAATTATTTTCAAATAGATAAATGGCAATTGAACCAACCTATATTTTTAAAAAATTTATATATAATGTTAGATAAAATATCTGGCGTTCAAACAGTTAAAAATATATCTATAATAAATCTCTCAGGAACTTCTTTAGGATATTCTCAATATGCTTATGATATACTAGCAGCTACCCAAAATCAAGTAATATACCCATCATTAGATCCTAGTATTTTTGAAATAAGATACCCTAGTATTGATATAAAAGGTAAAGTAGTTCCTTTATAATGCTATATTTATAATAAAACATTATAAATGGCCGTTTATAAAATATTCCCTACTCAGGATACCACCCTATATTCTAGTTACCCTTTAATGAATACAGGATTAGATGCTATATGTGAAGTTTCTAACACCTTAAACTTATCAGGAAACCCAGGAGTATCTAGATTTTTAATTCAATTTGATCAAAATGAAATCCAAGATATCATAAGTAATAAAATATCTGGAAGTCAATATGATATATTTTTAAAAAACTTTATTGCTACCGCACAAGGGATAAATCAAAATACTGTACTTGAAGCTTATCCTATTGCTCAATCTTGGAATAATGGCACAGGGTATTATCTTGACTCACCCCAAAACACAGATGGAGCATCATGGTATTCCCCATCATATTCAGGATCACAACAATGGGTTGATAGTGGTTCTTATAACGGATATTATATAACAGGTTCATATAATTTAAATTATTCTGGCCCTGGAGGAGGAAGTTGGTTTTACTATGGTTCAGGAAGCCTATATGTAAGTTTAGGGTATGTTGCTTTAAATTATGTTACTGGCTCATTACCTCTTATTGGACCTTCAGATACATCTTTTGATTTAAGAAATGTAAAAGATATTGAATTTGATGTTACTTCTATTGTAGATTTATGGAATAAAAGTTCTATTCCTAATTATGGATTTATAGTAAAATTAACAGGTTCCCAAGAATTTAATCCAAATCCATCAATCCAACCCATTTTAAAATATTATAGTGTTGATACAAATACAATATATCCCCCACAATTAGAATTTAGATGGAGAGATTATACTTCTATTTCATTACCATCTTCTTCAATAGTAAATACTCCAAATTTAAAACTTTCTATAGCTGAAAACCCTGAATCATTTTTCCCAGATAGTGTAAATAGGTTTTATATTAATGTAAGTCCTTTATATCCTACTAGAGTATATCAAACATCTTCCTTATTTACTAATTTAAATTATTTACCAACTTCTTCATATTATGCCATAAAAGACTTGGCTACCAATGAATTTGTTATTAACTTTGATGAACAATATACTCAAATTAGTGCTGATAATAATGGAAATTATTTTGACATTTATATGAGTGGATTAGAACCTGAAAGATATTATAAAATTTTAATTAAAACTAAAATTAAAGGTTCTACATTAATTTTTGATGATGATTATTATTTTAAAGTTATTAACTAATGGCTGAAGAAATTGAATTTAATAAAAATGTATTTGATAAAAATACCTACTCTAAAGTAATTAATACCTCATTTACCCAACTAGGAGTAACCCCCATTTCAGAACAAATTAATAATCAACCAACAGTTGATGATTTTTTTGAAATGTATAATGATTTATTTTATAATATTCCTGAAAAAGGTGAAATTAATTCTCATGAATTTTTAATTAAAAAAAGTAGTGAATATATTGGTTTTGAAGCTAATCAAGAAGAAATAGAAGCTTTACAAAATGAAATAGCTCAATTAAGAATTGAATTACTTGATACCCAAAAACAAAATATAGACTTACAACTCTCATCTTCTAATGTAATGTAATGGCAGCAGAAATTATTCAAATAAGTAATCAAAGTTTAAATTCAACAAATGAGTATAATTCTCAAGTTACAACTTTAATACCTACTACTAATATTAATAAAACTTTTACTTCTAGTAGTTACATAGAACTTTTTATATATAACCCTAATAAAACCCTTTTATCTTTAGAGTATGGGTTTTCTCAATATACTGTATTAAACAATGGAAAATCATCATATGATAATGATATTTCCCAGATTAATATTGATCTTGAAAATGTTTTAATTAATAATGGGTTTTTACAAGGTACATATATTACTTCTTTTAATTTTTTAGATAAAAAAGTAGGCTCCCATCTAGAAACCCTTTATATAACTGAAATCTCTTCAGATAGAACAGAATTAAGGTTAGATAGTGTAGAATTAGATTTATTAGACATAGTTGAAAAAACTAATCAATTTATTCAAGAAAGAGAAAATAGTGAATATTTTGTAGATTTTTATTTAAATTTTGGAGAAAATAATTTAATATTAGCTAATAATATTGAGTTAGATAATCGAGATATTAATAATCCAACAATATTAATTAAATTATATAATCCCTTACCAAATTCATATGATTTAAATAGTACTTTATGGATAGTTACTACTATTGAAGATCCTATTTCTTATCAAGTAACATTTGAAAATGAACCTATAGTATTTGATGATACTATTAAAATAAGTGGTCCTAATTTTAATCTTGATTTAAAAGATCAAGTAAATAATTCAACTTTAGAATTATCATATAATGATTTAATTTCTACCTCTCTTACAAGTTCTTTTAACCAATTAAATAGTTTACTTGAAGAAAAAGAAATTGATATTAATGTTGATTATACTAATTTTTCTAATTTTATACATTTTAGTTCTGCTAAAACACGTTTAGAAAATTTTTATTATAAAATAGAATTAATAGAAGAATATTCTTCTTCTATTGCAGTTTTAGATTCAACAATAAATTCACCTAATAATGTTAGTAGTAGTAAAGCCATATATGAATCTAAAATTAATCAAATAATATCTAACTTTGATGGTTATGATTATTATTTATATTATTCAAGTGGTTCCTACTCTTGGCCCAAATCTAACCTAGAACCCCCCTACCAACTATACTCCTCAACAGACCCAGTAGTATTAAATTGGATAGGATCAGACGATGAAACTTCTCCATATTATGGAGGGCTTTTACTTTCTGCATCATTATATGATTTATCAAATCAAAATAATTTATTCTTTACCATTCCTGAATATTTAAGAAATGATTCTGCAAATGATAATTATCAATTATTTATTGAAATGGTTGGTCAACATTATGATAATATTTGGATTTATTATAAAGATGTTACCCAAAAATATAATGCAGATAACCGTTTAGAATCGGGAATATCAAAAGATATAGTTGCTGATGCAATACGTGACTTTGGTGTTAAGTTATACCAAAATAATTTTTCAAATGAAGATTTATATACAGCATTTTTAGGTTTAACCCCTGAAGGTGGTTTATTTCCCTTCCCAAACATAACAGGATCTTTACCCACCCCATCTGGATATGAATACATTACCACTTTTACTTCAGCATCAAATGACTATTTACCGTTAGATGATGTAAATAAATCTTTATATAAACGTATTTACCATAACATACCATACTTACTTAAAGCAAAAGGTACCTTACCTGGTTTACGCGCTTTAATTACTTCATATGGCATTCCTGATACTATATTAAGAATCAATGAATATGGTGGTAAAGATAAAGTAAATTCAAATGATTGGGATTATTGGCAAAATGAATTTAACTATGCTTTTTCTAGTTTAGGAAATAGTTTTATTTTATCTTTATGGGAATTAAACCAAGATTGGAATTCTCCAAATGATGTCCCTTCCACATTAACATTTAGATTTAAAACTGAAGGATTACCCCAAACAAACATCCCCTACTCTCAAAGTTTATGGTACCTTGATCCTTCTCCTTCTAACCTAGTTTTAACATATACCGGATCAGGATATACCAGTAGTTCTTATAGCGGTTCTATAATAGACCCATATTATCAATATGCAACATTAACTTTTTATCCTGATTCAATTAACTACCCTAACTCAACAGCAAGTATTTATTTACCTTTCTTTGATGAAGGATGGTGGTCTGTAATGGTAACTAGAAACAATAATGATTTTACCCTATATGCAGGTAATAAAATATATGAAGGTGGAGATAATAATACTTTACTAGGATTTTTTTCATCTTCTTCTATAACCGAAGACCCCTCTTCAACTTGGCTAAATACTTCTAATACTTCAACATTCCTTAAACCTTCAGTTATTTCATCTAACAATTATACTAATTTTTCTGGTTCATTACAAGAAATTAGATATTATAGTTCTGTTCTAAATGAAGACGTATTTAAGGATTATATTATGAATCCTTATTCAATTGAAGGAAATTTATTAAATAGTAGCCCAAATGAATTAGCATTTAGAGCATCTTTAGGAGGTGAGCTTTATACGGGTTCAATTTCTATTCATCCTAAAGTAACAGGGTCTTGGATTACTACCCATTCTTTTGCTTCTGATAGTAATTTTTCTTTTAGTCCAACGTATTCATTTGTCCCTAACACAGAATATTTTTTCTATGATCAACCAATAGCTGGTATTAAAAATACTATCTCTGATAAAATTAGAATAGAAAATAACGTAATGCCTGAAGGAGATACTTTATCTCCATTTATGTCATTATCTCAAATGGCAAATGTATCTCAAAGTTATACTCAAAATATTAATTACTTAGAGGTAGCCTTTTCACCAACAAACGAGATAAATGAAGATATAATGGACCAAATTGGTTCATTTAATATAGGTGAATTTATAGGTGACCCAAGACTTAGATCTTCATCAGCTGTTACATATCCTGCTTTAGATCAATTAAGGAATGAATATTTTGAAAAATATACTAAAAATTATAATTTAACTGATTTTATACGTTTAATTAAGTTTTTTGATAATTCATTATTTAAAATGATTAGAGATTTTGTACCTGCGCGTACAAGTCTTGCTTCCGGAGTTGTAATTAAACAACATTTACTTGAAAGAAATAAATACCCTCAACCACAAATGGAATGGGAAGATTTAGATATTTCAGGTACTTTAAAACCTCAATGGAATGGTTATGAACCAGGAACTGTAGAACACTTTGAAGGTGGTGCTGGTGGTGTAGTAAATCCATTTAATTATCTAAACAATATATCTCAAAGCTGGTTAGAATCTTACCCCACTATTTCAGGTTCAGTATTAGTATTACATAATTCGCAAGATGAATTTTACAACGGTGAATATAGTGGATCTAATTTAGTAGTTACTACTCAAAGTTTAAATCAACCATATCCACAATCAAACCAATCATTTTTATATCGTCCTATATATTATTATGGTAATAACTTTAATGAAGCTAATATATTTAAAAATAATTTTTTAAATAATGTTACTTCACCTAAAAATGGAGAAATTTTATTTGATACAATTAGATCTACTCAAACTACACTTTTTGATACATGGAAATATGTTAAAATTTCAAAAATTGATTGTAGTGGAAGTAATAATACAACTGTTTTAGGAAATATCAATACATTATTAGTTGAAACTCCCATAGCAGGACTTATTAATCTATGGATAAAATATGATGTTACCGTTTTAAATGAACAACCTAATTATTATTTATATGAAATAGATAATGCTAAATTCACCCTAAATAATTCCTCTTCAACATATTTTTCTAGTTTATATCCAAATCAAGTATTAGATTATACTATTTCCTCTTCTGTAACTGCATCTTATAGTGTTGGTAATGGCTCCCCAAAAACAATCATAAACTGGAACTCAACATTACCAGGAACTAATTTACCTCATTATGGAACTCCATACTTTAACACCTCATCAGGAATATTAACTTTTGAAAACACCCCAAATACCCAATTATTCCTTACAGCATCCCTTACTTCATCTGGAAATTTTGGTATTGGGTCATCTTATCCTATATCTTTAATTCAAAATAGAAATAATACTGAAACAGTATTAACATCACAATTTTATAGTACTAATGGTATCACTAATATATTACTAACGGCATCATTATATCCTACTCAAAATGATCAATATTATATTAAATTAGAAAAACCAAACATTGGAGGCAATATAGACATAACTGCAGCACAATTACTTGTTACTCAGAGTAGAGCAGTAAGTTCTTCAAACTGTGAAAATGTAATTTTTGAACCTTATATTACAACAGCTAATTTTTATAACAGTGATGAAAATGCTTTGCTAAACAATGTTGAACTTACCCGTTTAAGTACTACTTACCAAGATATTGACTACTCAGCAGGCATAACAGAACCAGTTAATTTTGATCTTATAATTAGTGGAAGTGCAGTAAAAGCAGCAGTTCAAGATTCAAATTACACTTTAAATCGCCATATTATACCAAGATATAATGGTTCAAGATCTACATCTCAACAATTAAATAAATGGACTGAAGGCGATACAGGCACATTTGGTAAAATCCCAACTGTGGAAAGTTTAAAAAGATATGTAGCATATGGTGAAATGGGAGGAAGTTGGGCACCTGAAAAAATGAATGCTTCCTCATTCCAAATCAAATATTTAATATCCCAAGATGGAGACGTATTAATCCCTAATACCTCAGAAAACTCACTTTCAATTGTTCAAGGAACATTTCAATCAGGAGAATCTTTTAAAATTAGTTCAACTTCTCCAGGAAGTGGAGCCCCACCAGAAAGTAGAAAAATAATCAGAGGAGGAGCTCGTCTTGAACCCATTTTATATACTCAAATAGGAAGTACTCCTGGGGCACAATGGAGCACTTCAATGAGTTTCCAAGATATCATCCCCTCAGATGTAGGAGCTGTTGGAAATTATACAGCATTATTTAATAAAACTATTGACCAAACAATCCCAAATAATACAGAGACATTAATAAATTTTGGTAATGCAATATACGGTTCTTCATATTTAATTTCTAATGGATATCAAGTCCCACTTGCAGCTATTCAAGATGGAGTAAGTTTAACTTTCAATATAACTTTAAATATATCGTCATATTTTGTTACTTTCTTTACCCCCGTCCCAGTACCCATTTTACAAGATTTTGAAGTTTTTATATATAACTCATTATCACCTAATACTCCAATATACTCAGATGTATTTACCGCAGGTAATAGTTTGAATGAAGAAATAAATTTTTCATATACATTAAATAATTCTCAACTTCAAGAAAATGCAATTTATCAAGTTTATATCAAATATGATAATTCTACCCAAGGATATAATTTTAAAATATATTCATCAACTACATCTTTCAAAACTACCCAATACCCATCATATACCCAACCAGTAACATCTTCCGGAGTTAATTCTATTTGGGGATACATTGATACTACAAACTACCCATATATTATAACCTCATCTAATCCAATCTTAACTGAACTATATAATACAAATGTTAAACAAATTGATATTTCAGGATCAGGTTTTAACCCTATAGCATTACCATGGTCTATAAAGTATGCTGATGAATTTAGATTTGAAGGTAGAGAAGATTTTACATTTCAAGTAGGAAAAATATTTGGACCTGCTGATAGTGGATCAGCTAGAATCACAGAAACAGGATCTATTGAAGTCCACTTTAACTATAACCTCCCAGTTAGTGCTAGTTCTTCAGCATTTAATTTAGATCATTTTTTAATTAGAAGATATGTTGACGATGCTTCACAAATTGTATTTGAAGGATTTAAACCTATTAATTCAACAGGTCCTTATATTATTACTCCTGAATATGTAGTTTCCGAATTAAATAAAAATGTAGATACATTTATTGTGGATCTTACACAGAAAGGCTTGCTTTAGTGATATTTATTACATATAATACATTCATAACAAAATAAAATGGGATATTTAAATAATCAAGTTGTCACAGTTGACGCTATACTAACTACAAAAGGTAGAGAACTTTTAGCCAAAAATGATGGTTCTTTCAGAATAACACAATTTGCACTTTCAGATGATGAAATAGATTATACATTATATAATCCAACCCACCCTTCAGGATCTTCATTTTATGGGGAAGCAATTGAGAATATGCCTTTATTAGAGGCATTCCCTATTGAAACCCAAATAATGAAATATAAATTAGCTACTTTACCTCGTGGAACAGCTAAATTACCTGTACTTGATCTAGGATATAGTGCTATTACTTTACAACAAGGAGCTTCTCTTTCAATTACTCCACAAACACTAAATTATTTAGGAAACTCTCAACTTTATGAAACTAGTGGATATACAGCTACTATTTCAGATGTTAGATTAATGAGTACATTTAATGGGATTGGAATTAATACAACAGCTGCTCAATCTGCAAATACTGCGGCTTCAACTTCAACAACTACATTAGGAACAAATGTTTCACAAACTGTTATTGGTTCTCAAATTAACTTAAGAGCAACAACAGTAAATACTTTATTTGGTTCTAACTCTCAATTAGTAGCTACATTGACTGTAGTAGGTTTAGATAGTGGTGCTCGTTTAACCATTCCTGTAACAATTAATAAAACAAACGTTTAAAAAATATAAATAATGGCATTTAAAAGATTTGACCCTGAAGATTTTGTAGTTAGTAGTGACTCAATAACCTCTACATTGTGGTCTACAGGAACCCCCACCTTAACAGAATTTTATACATCTTCAGTCCAACTAGCAGGTTCTTCGGGTGATTATTATTTAAGTATTTATGATTCATCTTCTCTTTCAAATGTACAATTTGATATAGTATATTGTGATTCTGAAGGAAGTGGTAGTAATTTATTTAATAATATTGTTCCTGGAAATTCTCCAACTAAAACAATGTATGGTCAATATCGTGCTTTAATTTTAGAGGATGAAAATTCAAATTTTATTTTTGGAAAAGGAACAAATTCAATAACAGGATCATATTTTTGGATTCTTTCCATTGAAAGAGCAAGATATAAAGAATCTTTATTCCCAGGATCATTAAACCTAGTATTATCAGGATCAGGTGGAACTGTTAATTTAACTGATGATTCTCAGGATAATCTAGTTAATTCATTTATAGGAACTACTAGAGTATTCCAACTAATTTCAGGATCTAATGGTACTGCAGGCTCACTCCCAGATAGTGGATATGTAGTTAATTCTGGTTCTTATGGTTTAGTATTCCCTGATTTAGGAACTATTGTACTGAATCCTTATGCCTTATCCCAATCTATTGGTCTTTTCCCAAGCAGATCATATGATTCTAACGGATTAAATACTACCACCCTTTACACATCTATTTCAGGAGGTGCTTCTTTCATCTTAAACTCAGAAGAAACAATCACATCAGATTATATATTCGTTAGAGCTAGAAATAGTGAATTTAATTACTCATCAAACCCAAGTTTTATTTCAGGATCAACTGGTGAAGTAATTTATAGTAATTTTATCAACCAACCTCAAGTATATGTTACTACTATAGGAATGTATAATGATAGTAATGATCTTTTAGCAGTAGCCAAAATGTCAAGACCTTTATTAAAAGATTTTACAAAAGAATCTTTAGTTAGAGTTAAATTAGATTTTTAAGATGAATGAGCGTATTCAAACCATTCATAACTTCTGACGTTTTAGTTTCACCTTTTAAAGTAAATAAATCTTTTACTTTTAGAGGTGATTCTGAATTTACTGCCTCTAATGTTGAAATTGATAGATATATTGGGGAAAATATAACTTCTTTACCTTGGGTATCTGGTTCAAACCCAACAGGACAAATTAATATCCAAGATAAAGCCTTAATATATAATTCAATTAAAGAACTTTATTACTCTAATTATCTAACCAACCCCTCAGGCTCTACTTTACCAACTTATAGATACATTCCTACAGGATCAGGAGATACAATAGGAGTAATTTCTATTCCTTCAAATTTATTTGGGGAATATTTAAAACCTACTACTGTAGTTTTAACATCTGGAAGTGTAACATTACAAGATGATGGTCTAGGAAACATGTTGTATGGTACTTTAAAAGTAGGAGATGTAATTTATGAACATGGATTAATTATCTTAACTAGTGATGGGATCCCAGGACAAGATGGTTATGGGTATGTTACATATGGTTCTGCTATTTATGGATCTGGTGATCAACAATTTATCAATAATTTTATCACAACACCAAATTTAACTTGTTCTTTTGAAAGTACAGTTACAATATATGAATCCCAATACAAATGTACTCTAAGACAAAATGAATTTAATTTCTCCCAAAACCCAACATTAATCTCAGGAAGTTTAAATAGTGGAGTAATATATGATTTTGCAACTGGTTCTTATTTTACTCCATATGTAACCACAGTAGGTTTATATAATAATAATCATGAGTTAGTAGCTGTTGCTAAATTATCCCAACCATTACCAACCTCAGCTGTAACAGACACAACAATATTAGTTAATTTAGATTTATAAATTTTATGTCAAATTGGTTATATAACGACAAATGGATAAATTCTATTGAAGATTTCCCTGAAAATACATTTGGTTTTATCTACATTACAATACATGAACCCTCAGGTAAAGCATATTTAGGTAAAAAATCTTTATACCATAATGTAAAGAAAAAATTAACTAAAAAGGAATTAGCTGAACAAACCGGTAGAGGAAGAAAATCAACTACTCAAGTTATACAAAAAGAATCTGATTGGAAAACATATTATGGTTCTGCTAAACCTATAGTTGAACTTATAAAACAAGGAAAACAAAATGATTTTACTCGTAAAATTTTATGTTTAGCCCCAAATAAAAAACTTTTAACATATTATGAATGTAAATACCTATTTCAATTAGGTGTCCTAGAAAAACCAGATGAATGGATAAATGATAATATTTTAGGTAAGTTTTTTTCAAAAGACTTTGTTACCCAAGAATAAGATTGTATCTTATATTTATGGTAAATGAATTACTAGTAAATTTAGTAAACTCTGTTTTAGGAGCAGGGAAACGCACCGCTAGAGGAAATCAAGCATATACTTGTCCTTTTTGTCATCATCATAAACCTAAGCTTGAAGTTAATTTTACTGAAAATAAACAAGGAAATAACCCTTGGCAATGTTGGGTTTGTGGTAAAAGAGGTAAAACAGTTAAAAGTTTATTTAAGCAAATTCAAGTTGATGCTACTTATTTTCAAGAATTAGGAAAGCTAGTAAAAAATGTATCCGATGATAATGTAGAAATAACCCATACTTCTTTAGAACTACCAAAAGAATTTAAAACTTTTATTAATAATAAAGATATAACAGCTAGACATGCTTTAGCATATCTTAAAAAACGAAACATCTCTAAACAAGATATCTTAAAATACCACATCGGTTATTGTGATTCAGGACAATACAATAATATGATTGTTATTCCTTCATATGATAATAACGGTAAATTAAATTATTTTACCGCAAGATCATTTGAAAAAGACCCATTCACTAAATACCGTAACCCGGAAACGTCTCGCGATATTATACCGTTTGAGTTGTTTATTAATTGGGATTTACCAATTATATTGTGTGAAGGTCCATTTGATGCAATAGCAATAAAACGAAATGCTATTCCATTGTTTGGAAAAAATATCCAACCTAATTTAATGAAAAAATTAGTTGAATCTAAAGTACAAAAAATATATATTGCTTTAGATATAGATGCCATGAAACAAGCCCTTGGTTTTTGTGAACAACTTTTAGATATTGGAAAAGAAGTTTATCTTGTAGAAATGCAAGGGAAAGACCCAAGTGAAATGGGTTTTGAAAATTTTACTAAACTTGTACAAACTGTTTCTCCTTTAACACAATATAGTTTAATGGAGAAAAAATTATATACCATATGAAAAAAAGGAATATTAAAAAATCCTATGATCGAATTTTAGAAATTTCAGATGACGCTCAACAAATAACTTTACCTGATTCTCGTTATTATAGAAGAAATGGAAAATATTATCCATCTGTAACATATGTTTTAGGATATTACCCTAAAGGTAAATTTTTTGAAAATTGGCTTAAACAAGTTGGTTTTGCATCTGATTATATAGTTAAAAAAGCAGCTGAGGAAGGTACCCAAGTTCATGAATTATGTGAAGCATATTTGAATGGGGAAGAATTAAGATTTTTAGATGATAGAGGCCGCCCCCAATACAATCCAGATGTTTGGCAAATGTTTTTACGTTTTGTTGAGTTTTGGGAAACCATTAAACCTACATTAATTGAAACTGAAGTCCATTTATTTTCAGATGAATTAAAAGTAGCTGGTACTTGTGATTTAATTGTTGAAATTAATGGTAAATTATGGTTGTTAGATCTAAAAACATCTAATCAACTTCAAACAACTTATGAATTACAAACAGCGGTTTATGGTCAATGTTATGAAGAATGTTTTGGAAGAAAAATAGATCATTATGGTATTTTATGGTTAAAATCTTCAAAACGTGGAGCTAAAAAAGATAAAATGCAAGGTAAAGGATGGGAAATAGTTGAATCTACTCGTTCATTTGAGGAAAATATTGATATTTTTAAAACAGTAAAACGCTTATTTGATCTAGAAAACCCAACACATTCCCCAGTATTTACTGAATTCAGAACAGTAGCTAAACGAAACTTGTAATATGTATAAGTATGATAAGTCTGGTTCAATTACTTAAAGAGGTTCAATCAAAACCCAAAGCTATTTTTATGGCTGGGCCTGCTGGATCTGGTAAAACAACTATACTTAATCAATTAGGTCTTCAAAAATTTAAAGTAATAAACGTAGATGACGTTTATGAAGAACTGTTAAAAACAGAGTTAGGTAAAGAAGATTTTGCTTCAATGTCTCCTGAAGAACTTTCAACTGCTGCAAAATTAATGGGAAAGGCTAGAGTAGTAACTAGAGAAAAAGAAACCCAAGCTTTATCTAATTTAGAGAATATCATAATTGATGGTACAGGAGCTGCTTCAAGACCATTACTTAAAAAGAAAGAAGATTTAGAGGCAATGGGATACGATACATTTATGATATTACTTTATGTATCACCTATGACTTCTTTAAAACGTAATGCTCAACGTGATAGAAGTTTACCTACAAGTGCTGTATTAAAAAGTTGGGAAGGTGTAGTAAAAAATATTGATGTTTATAAACAAGTATTTGGAAATAATATTATTATAATAAATAATGACCCCCCAGGATATGAAGTTGATACTTCTTTTGATCCTGAAAGAATTATAAAATTATTCCCTCAACCTAAAGGAAAACCAAAAACACCAGAGGAAGAAGCAAAATCTAAAGCAGATAAAGAAAAAACAAATCAAGAAATAAAATCACTCTTAAACATAGAGCGTGAATTTGATACACTAGATGTAGCAAAAAATAAAGTAAATGAATTCATTAGTTAAATCAATTATACAACCTATTTTAGAGCAAGAAGGTAAAAATATTGCTCTAGTACCTGGTGGATTTAAACCTCCTACAGTAGGTCATTTTGCATTAGTAGATGAAGTAGCCAAAAACCCAA